TGGTCTTAGTGGTCTTAGTGGTCTTAGTGGTCTTAGTGGTCTTAGTGGTCTTAGTGGCCTCTGATTTTTTTTCTTCCTGCATAGGAGATAAGCCATGCATATCCTTCTTCGTAGCTATCTTGTCATCAAAATATTCTTGGCCCCAGTCCTTAAGCTTAGCTTCTGCCATCTCTATAGCGTCTTTTTCTCCTGTATAGCAAGAAACTATCCGGGTACCTGTTGTGGTTTCATAGATGTACGTATCTTCTGGGTGATCTGGGTCCGGGTGCTCCATAAAAAACTGATAGCCTTTAACAGCTTTCAGTTTGACTTCCTTAGCTCCGGGAGCTTCTACGTACTCCCCCAAGCCTACGCTATACCTATAAAATTTCTTTGGTTCTGCTTTTTTGGCCTTCGGTACCTTAGCCTTAGCATCTGTCTTTTTCACAGGTGCCTTAGCGTCTGCCTTTTTCTTTATAGGTGCCTTAGCTACTGCCTTTTTCTTTATAGGTGCCTTAGCTACTGCCTCAGATTTCTTCTCAGCGGGCTTCTTTGGGGTCGTCTTGCCTTTAGAATCTTTTTTTGGTGTACTCACCTTAGCTTTAGCTTTTGCCCCTGTCTTAGGGGCTTTTTTAGGCTCTTCTTTAACTATTGAAGGGGCTATGCCATGTTTCCTGGCAAACCTTCCCCTTGTATCCCGTGGGTGCAACTCTTCTTTATACTGAACACTCTTCAGAAGGTCTAAGTCCTTAACATCTAGGATCTCCATGCCCATACCTCCTTTGTCTTACGCTTCTACCAGCTCTGGCTCCTGCAGTGGTATCTTCGACGGCCATGCTTTTTCTGTGTAGTAGCCTTTGATTAGCTGCCCTCTGTAGGACAGGTCCATAGACTTCAGAAATCCTTTTCGCTCCATATAGCGTAGCTGTTCTCTGGCTATACCAATAGACTTCATAACCTGAGCGGTTACCGGGTACCCTGAATTCACTACTAATTGGTCAATTGTATCAGTAATAAATGCTATGTCCCCTCTACCTACGATACTTTTCATTTCTCATTTACTCCTCTATTTTTCATTTTGTATATTATCCGTGATTATAAGCATAAAGCTTCGGAATTAATTGAGCTGCTAAAACTTACCCTTTTAAGTTAGGGTCGGGAGGGAGCCCCCTTTTGGCTCTTTCTTCATTGATTAGCTCTGCTGTGGTCTTCATTACTGGCTTACCCTTTTCATCAACCTTATAGAACCTACTAAACTTATGCAGTCTATGCCTACAATTAGGATGAAGCGGAACACAGGGCACCCACTCTTTGACCGTCCGACCATAGTTAGATTTGCCTGTCCAGATGTATTTCAGGGGATCTGCAAACGGATCCTCTGAAATAGTAAAGCTCTTACCCTCAATTAACCTCTTACAGTAATCGCAGCTCCCTTCAACAGGTGGTACCCAGACCTCATCTCCAGCTTTGCGCCCGGCTACAAAAGCATCATTAGAGGCCATAGCAAGCTCTGTAATAGCTACCCGCCTCCAGTCCCTGTTCTGATCTCCGAACTTGTCAAACAATGCTTGTGCTAACCTTTGTGCGCTCCAGCGTTCATTCTGTGCTTGGATAACTAGCTGCCGAACACCCGCCCGGTGTCGATCACTGACTTCTTGAATCTTATCAGCTGCCCTAAGATTAGCATGTTCAACTGCTCTAAGCTCTTGTGGCTGTAAAGGGAGGATCTTAACCTTACGCCCCTCTGCTTTGGCTTTTTCCTGCTCCTTAAGCGTTAAGACTAACCCTTCATGCTCGGCTGCCTTAATTGTCGCAGGGAAACGGTCTACAAAAGCTCCTACTGTGCTGAGCATTTCCGTATTAGCGTGACTACGGATTTTCGCTATAAAAGCTGCCCGAACCGCAAACTGCTCTGCTAACTGAGCATAATCCGGGAGTTTTTGCTTCATGATATCATTAATCTGTTTCAGCTTCTTTTTGGTCCACTCACTGCCTTCCTGCAGTAGCTTACTAAAAGCGTTACGCTTAGTTTTTGATACATTGATAAGGTCACTGAGCCTATGCTTGCCGTTGTCTAAGCCCTTCACCAGCTGGTCCTCATATGCTAAGTACTCCGGGCTAAAGGCCTTCTGTAGACTGACCTCTTCTTTACTTAGCCCCAGCTCGGCTATCAGCTTAGCCATATTTTCTGCTGCTGGGCCTACTAAAGCTTCATAAAGCTCATTTTCGGCTTCCCCTAAGAGCCCTTCATCATTCGTGGTCCAGATATCCCGCTCCCTACTGGTAGCCCCGGGCTTTACACCTAAGGCCTTAGAAAGCTCATAGACTATTTGCAGCTTATGGTTATCGGATAATGCTTGCAGAGTTTTTGGAAGTACTATATTCAGCTGCTTCATCCTCCTTCAACTCCTTTAGTAGTCTCCCCAATCTATTGATACTACCAGCTTGTCTTCTTCAGAAGTACTAAGTTCCGAAGTATCTAAGGACTTCTTGAGCGGTGGCTTCTTGCTCTTATCCTCTGGCTTATTGGCCTTCTGTTTCAGCTGTTCAAGACTTGTTTGGTGCTTCTGGTCCATAGTTTTTCCTTCCAGTCCCTGTTTATGCTGCTTATCGGCCATAGCCGCTTGGTGCTCCTGGTCCATTTTCTTAGCTTCTAAGCCTTGCTGGTGCTGTTTATCCATGACTTCTAAATTCCTGCTATGCGCGTCTTCGGCTGTCATTTTCTCTTGGGCTCCGCTAATGGCTCCTTGCTGCTGCTGCTGGGCTTGCTGTTTCTCTGCTTGCTCCTCCTGCAGCTTGGCGTTAACTTCAGCCATAAAGACTTGGATCAAAGTAGGATTTCCCGGTGCTAATGTCCACTGAGCGGGTTTTCCTTCCTCATCCAGTAGCTCTTCCATATCCTCTTTCTTCCGAACCTCTGAAACGACTACTGCACCTGAATCTATCTGTGCTTTATACCTAGCCCACTTCTGCTCCTCATCCTGCTCATCAATACCAATCCAGGTAAAGGCAAATTGCTCATCAATCTGGTCCACAATCTGAGAGTTAAGGGTATTTGCCAGAAACTGCATAAGGGGCATAAAGCCTTTATCCTTGGATTGATCTATTTTGACTTCTGTATTATCTGAGCGCATTTGACTATTGCCACTGGTCGTCCATGACTTAAAGCCTACTTCATTAGGGTCAATCTGATAGACCGCACACCCGATATTAAAGAGGAATTCCAAAAATTCATTGAACTCCATGTCCCGGTTACTGTTTTTAAAGTTTGTGAACTTAAAGCCTTGGCCTTCTGAAAGTGCCATAACAGGTACTGCCCACTTGCCTGCTGCCCCGCTGGTCATTGCTTTCCAGTGGCGCTTAAAACCTTCAAGGTGCCTATCTTCATACTTGCCAATGATCTCTAGTACCCCTTGTGGTAGGTGTGATTCACTAAAGTAGCTGGTATTATAGCGAATACTGTTCATTATCCCGGTGACTATCTCTATAAGAGTTTCCAGCTCGGCCATGCCAAAGTCCACCATATTAATGTCTGTCTGAGGATTGCGAATAGCGAAGCACAGCTCGGCTTCTGTAAACTCTGCTATAATCTGACCGTTAACCCGCTGAACATAGGCAATCTCTTTAGCTATTTTCTGCCCGGCCTTGGTCATAGGCTCGTAGACTGGCATTTCCCAACCTTCTCCTACAAAGTCACCGGCCACTAGCTCAATTGTTGCCCCATCAATTGCATAGACTTCAGAAATCGTACCTTTGCGGTTACCCACCTTTTCAAAGGTTACAACGTCAAAAGTCAAAGAATCCCGTGTAATTTTCCGCATAAAGGTATCAAAGTTATCCTTGCGTTTAGCATTTGGCACCGCTCCGGTGGTCATAAAAAACTCCTCAATCTGAAAAGCCTTTTCTTTTTGAGCCTTATTCATCTTGGCTTCTTTGTCTTTGAGTACAACCTTAAAGCCCATATCCCCCTCGAAGCGTGGTCTACGGGCGAACCGGGCCACTTGATTAAGTCTTGTGTTAATAATAGCAGCTATTGGTGGCACCTTGGCCATACGGCGCAAAACGGCATAGGATATGGCCGTTGGTTTTTGCCTGAGCCCGTTAGCCCCGGTAGTCATATAAGAATCAATTAATGCTGACTTTGGCCTGCCTATTTGGATCTTTGCTTCACTGGCAAAGGCCTTCAGAAGGTCTTCTGCTTTAGGAGCCTCTGCACAGATATCTAATATTTCACTCAATAGTCTTACCTCCTTTACCTAAAATAAAAAGAGCGACGAAGGTTGCCCCCTTCCTCCGCTCTTTTTATTTATCTTATACCCCCTGAGTCCTGTTAAGCTTGGTTACTAATTGTAATTTCCAGTTCTCCTCTGACTGCTAAAGCATCATTAGCTGTGGCTACTACAGTTACTGTACCATCTGTTACTGCAGTAAGTAATCCGGCAAAGTTAATTGCTGCTGCCCCTGTTCCAGGCTCTACCGACCATGTAAAGGTCATATCATCGGCATCCACAGGCAAAACTTCAGCTGCCATTTGTAAGGTACCGTCGTTTACATCAATAATTACTGCACTTCCTGCACCTGTGACTGTAATAC